ACTTTTGTGAATTATTGAATAGCCTATCATTTTTTACGCTGTTTTGCACCTAGCCTCATCTAACACTTGAGTATTTGACTGTTTCCTTGTTTGGCTTTCACGGCTTTGCACCGTTCGACGCCGCAGCCGGCAGTCACCCGCTACGATCTTCCCACCTCTCCCACATCTAGGGGGCAGCGTGTTGCACTTAGCGCAACACGCTAAGAGGGAGACAGCGTGCCAGATGGAGGACTCGGGTTCGGAAACCACCATTCGATGCCTCGGGGAGCCATAGAGGCCGTTTGAGACCAGGGTGCGCATGGAGGAGCGCCACCGAGGGATTTTCCACATTTGCGTGGGTGCCGACTACATGCGGTCCCTTCCTACATGTACCTACTACATCTAAGGGGCTACCGTTTCACCTGATCCAGGGGCTACCGTTTCACCTGATACCGCAACGAGGGGGGGCTACCGTTTCACCTGATCGCAAAATAACGGCACATAACGCTAAAATCCCCATGGCTATTGGCTAAAACCGAATACCGCTAGAACTTTTCAGGGGGTATGAAAGGCGAATGTCGAAGGAAAAGAGGGGGGGCTACCGTTTCACCTGATCTCATTTTCGATACCCACAACCAGGTGTTGAAAAGTACCCACGCTTGTGTTATGCACATGACTAAGGCCCAAAAATGAACGAGATGGAACCCCTTGCAGAGATTGGTTCACGCGTGCAACTCCCCGCCGTGGACGCGTGCAAAGCAAAGTCACCCACCAAAGCGCAGCTCAAGCTGGTAGAGGCTGGTGAACGCATCAAGGAAGACCAGAACCCCACTTTGGGATTCCTCTCTCGCTTCCTCGTGCAGTGCAATCTTCCACACACCGACCCCGGCAACGTGCCGTTCTGGAAGAGGCGCAACAACGAAGTCACACTCGTAATTCAGCCGGGAATCGACCCTGAAAAAGAGTGCTCAACTGGGTACCCATACGGCGTGCTGCCGCGCCTGATACTCATCTGGATCATCACCACCGCCCTCTTAGAGCAGACGCGCCGCCTGGTACTGGGAAAATCCTTCGCACAATTCCTCAAAGCATTAGGGCTCGATCCGTACAGCCACGGACCCCGCAGCGACGCGCGCCGCGTGCAGCAGCAGCTCAATCGGTTACTCAACTGCACCATCACCACACACGCAACCCCAAAGGGCGTGCGCGTCGAAGATGGCGAACTGCGCGCGATGAGCGGCAAGAGGCTGATGCACAACAATGTCAGCTCCGATAGCCTGCTTTGGTGGGATGCTAAATCCCCCGACTCAAAGGCGTTGTTCGAAAGCTACATCGAACTCTCGCTCGATTTTTACGCAACCATCACGGAGCGCAAGCCAGTCCCACTCCGCTTAGAGGCCATCCGCGCCCTGCGTAGGTCGCCGCTGGCGCTGGACCTCTACGTCCTGTGCGCCTATCTCGTCGACAGCATCGAAAGAGACCCGGAGCACAAGCCACACTCCCTCCAATGGACCTACCTCATGGAGCAGATGGGCTGCAAATACACCCACGTGCGCAACTTCCGAACGAAAATCAATACCGCGATGCGCAAAGTGAAGGTCGCCTATCCTGAGCTGCGCTTCCGCCCCATCAAAGGCGGCGGCGGCCTGCAGGTGCTTCGCAGCCGCAGGGCCATCCAGCTACGCGAGCCGCAGAGACGGGCCGGATGATTGGCGACATCCTCAAAGGTCTTTTGTCGCTGCTGATTGTGTGCGTGGTGGCGGATGCGCTCGAAGTCCTGCACGGTATACGCCATGAGCTGCGGAAGATGCGCGAGAAGCAAGACACATAGCGCAACAGCCTAGGAATCGAGCTCTGCGAGCCCCTTGGCGACAAACTCGCGCACAAGCCGCGCCGGCACAAGGCCACGTTCCCGCTTGAGGCGTTTGAGCGTCTGTACCTGACTGTGAAGGAGCTGAAGCGGGTACTGCACAAGCAGATCGTCCTGCGCGGGGCGTTCCCGCTCTTCGGGAACCTCTAGGAGCTCGCGGTTGCTGTTGGTTGAGGCGAGAGGTCGGTTGAGGCCAGCGAACTCGCTGGCGTCGAGAGGGGCGCGTTTTGCAGCCATTGCAGGATCTCCTTAGTGAGCTGGAAGTATTCGCGCGCGGCGTCGGAGCCAGGCGCGAAATCGAAAATGGTTTTGCCGGACCCGGAGACCTCGGCGATCGGCGTCCTCATGCCGATCGTCGTCTCCAGCACGCGGGCGCCCTCGATTGACGAGAACAATACCGCGGCCTGAGCGCGCGCTTCCCGGCCGAGCAGATTCGGCCGCCTGCAGTTGATAAGTACCCCGACTTTCGTTCGAGGCGACCGCTCGCTTTCCAAATGACGAACGAACTGAGCTGCGGCCGCAAAGTCCACCCGCGATGGGATAAGCGGCACTAGGATGGCGTCGGCCGCGCGGATCGCCGTGCGTGCCAACTTGCCGGCCACGTCTTCAGTGACCATCCCCGGAAGGCAATCGACCAGCGCCACATCGTAGTCACTTTTGGCCAGCTCGGAAAGGCTGCGGAGCTGGCGCGCCGTCGTCACATCGAACGGCAGACTTCCCTGCCCCTTGGCGAGGCTCCAACTCATCGCGCTCGCCTGTGGATCGGCATCCACAACAACGACGCGATATCCGGCAGCGGTGAGGCCGGCAGCGAGATTCATGGCCGTGGTTGTCTTCCCACAGCCGCCTTTCTGGTTTGCGATCGCGAGGATGAACATTAGAACACTATATAGTGATGTAGTGAGGTTATGGGGTAACGAGTGAGGTAACGAGTGAGTGAGGTAACGAGTGAGTGAGGTAACGAGTGAGTGAGGTATGGTGCTCATTCGTTATGCCGCGAGGATGCAAAATGGGCTCTGAGACGGTTTTGGCGTGATCTTGCCGTCATCCCGCTCATCTCATAGGGTTTGGAACTGAGACATAAGTAAGGCTTAAGAATGGCTTAATTATGGCGCGACCGATTTCATGGCTTCCCAGGCTGCACGAGATTCGCAAGTCGGTTGCGAACTCAGTGCGATCGCATTACACCCGCGAGGATCTTCAGAAGCTCTTTCAGGTGCAGGCCCGGCAGGCTGCGCGGCTGCTGGAGACGCTGCCGACGACGAAGGTGGGGACAAGCTATCTGGTCGAGCGCGACGCGCTGGGCGGCTTCCTAGAGCGTGTGAGCGACGCCGAGGACGTGCCAGCACTGTTCGAGGCGATGAGGGAAGAGAAGATCGCGCCGGTGCGGCGCAAACTGCGGTTCCTGAACCAGCGGGACCTTGACCCGATGAGCGTCTATGGCATCCCCGAGGCGCTGAAGCTCTCGCGCGGCCGCGTGGAGATCAATTACGCCACGATGGAGGAGCTGGCGGCGACGCTGGTTACACTCGCGCTGACGCTACAGGACGATCTGGAGGAGTTTGCGAGGCTCTATGACCCTCAGCCGCCCCAGGAGGTCGCAGACGCCGCCACGAGGGAGCTACGCGCTTTATTCGACGACTTGCGCGAGAAGGAAGCGGCTCAGGAGGCGCGGTAGCCGATCCAAAGAACTAGGGCGAACATGACCCAAAACAACCAGGTGGGAATAAAAAGCCCCTTGGCATCCTTTTTCATTCGACTCGCTCCGTATCGATTTGATCTAGCTCCGCGCGGAAGTCACGAAACATCGTCATGAGTTCACCGCCAACATGTTCGGGCAGCTCTTTCGCTGCGACAAACTTCAGCAGGAGGGAATCGGCTTCGGTGCGCGCGCTCATCTGCAAGATATCAGCAGCCACCTGCCGCGCCTGGGCAATCGTGAGCTGTGCGATCATGCCGCGTTCATTGGAGAACTGGATATAAGGCATCTTGTCGCGCGCCGCGACGATGCCATTGACGAAGAAGTGCTCGGCAGGTGGGTCAGTCGCGCGGCCGATCGGATCATCGCTCATCGTTTGCCGTCCTTGTTTAGGACCCTGCGGGCTTCCGCAAGCAGAATACGCAAGCAATAAGCGTTGCGCGAGCACGCACCGCCCTTGACCGCTGCATCCATCTGCGCAGCGCGGGTGATCTCGGCCAGCTCCGGCACCGTGGCTCGAAAAGCGATCTCCTTATAGACCGGCTTTGGCGTTTTCTTCGCTTGCGTTTTTCCTGTCATCCCCTCATTATGGGGGGATGGCTGCCTCTTCTGTCAACCGAAGAAACGATCGAGAGCCTGAGAGGATAGTGAGCTTCACAGTTCCCCATCTCACGCCGCCCAGCGCTAACCACTACACCAAACCGTGCATGTACACCGGCCGAGACGGATACGCGCATCGCGGTAAGAAGCTCACCAAGGAAGCCAAAGCCTACAAGGAAGCGGTTTGCATCTTCGCCAAGGGTCTGACGGTTTCACCATTGACTGACGCCGAACGTCGCCGCGTGGAATACCACGTGGAGGTGACGGTCTATCTTGCGCGCAGACAGAGACTCGACAGCGACAACACATTCAAGGTGGCGATCGATGCGCTGGCCTTCGCCGGCGTGCTACGCTCGGACGCTTTCGTCCTTGAATCAAAGGCCATCATCGTAAAAAACCAGCGCGACAATCCGCGCACCCACTACATCGTGGAGAGGATCGATAAACATGCCTAAAGGAACCTATCGCATCCCCGGATTCTGCGTGGTTTGCAGCCGTCCGATTCCATCCGAGCGGCTGACAAGAGGCGGTGTGACGTGCAGCAAGGAATGCACAAAGACACGGCGCGATGCGCAGCGCGCGCAGCAGGATGAGGTCGAGTGCCGACAGTGCCGCAAGCCCAGCACGCCCGAGCAGCGCGACGCGTACCGGCGTTTTCACAAGATGGAGACCAAGCGGCCCGATCTGCTCTACCCTGAGCAATTCGAGGCATGGACAGCCAGCGGCGGCGAGGCGACACCGGAGGCCTTCGCCACAGCGCTGAAGGAAGGATTCACTTCAAAATGAGCGACTATAGGCACATTCTGAAGCAAGACCTGCGCACGCATGATGGACGCGGAACATGGAAAGGGCAGCGGTGCAGGATTGTAAGGTTCAGCGGGAAGCAGATTCAGATTGAGTTTGAGGGTGGCTTTCGAGCCGTCGTCGATCGCGCCGCGGTTCGCCGCGCCAAAGAGTCAGGAGAGAAAAACCATGGTGCGTGATTCGCGTAATAACGAACTCCAGGTGGGCGATGTGGTCTCGTTGGAGATTCCTTCCACCCGCGTGGTGGGCGATGTGCAGAAGGTGGTTCATGGCGGCATCATCACCGGCACACGCGGAGGCGGAGGACGACAGATGACCGCTGGCGAGGTTATCGTGTTGGTCGCCTTCCGTCTCACCGTCGATCCTACGCAGCCGGCGCTTCCCAATGTGCTGAAGTTGCACACGGACCGTGGAGCCACCGCGCCGACGCCTCCGTCGATTGAGCTGTCAAACTAGACCCTCCTGAAATTGCCATTGCAAAGCAACCAACTCCGGCGTAGCTTTCTGTGAAACAGCCTGTACGGTGAATTTGCAGCACGGAGAGGATCTATCCATGAGCGCTGGTGCACTCTACCAAGCACCGCCGGCAGGCCCGGTGAATGCCAACGTTACGACGGCACAGCTTTTTCCCAACAAACAGGTGCCCAGCTCGCCAGTCGTTCTTGTCGTTCTCGGAACCGGTCGACTGGAGCAGCGGAAGTTCACCGCGCGCGCCTGCGGAAGCGTGACGACGGGCACAACCTCGACCGTTGCAGCCACCTTGTATATGGCCAAGGTGATTCCGGGAACGCCCTTTACGGCCGCAAACTGGACCGTCATCGGCGCGAGCACCGCGCGCAGCCTGGCGAGCATCTCCGCACCATGGATGATTGAAGCCAACCTCCAGTTCGAGAGCGTGGGGGGGACCATGCAGGGCACTTTCGACACCTGCATCAACAACCTCGCGGACGGGGCGGCAGCAATCACGAACCGGATCAGCGGTTTGAACGGCACCGGCGAGACCATTGACCAGGCTGGCACAGAAGTTGTAGCTGCCGAACCTGTATTCGTCATCGCTGTCGGCCTCACCTTCGCCACGGCCAACGCCGGCAACATCGGCACGCTGGGCGATTTTTCGTTGCTGCCTGCGGATTAAACGAGATCATCGCCGCGCCAGTCCGCAATAAGAGCCTCTACGGTATGAGCGGACTGGCCGGATGATGGTAAATTCCCAGCCGGGAGGGACCGGCAAACTTCCGAGGAGCCCGATGGCCGACAAGCAAAAAGAAGCTGCGATGAAACACCTGGGCGAGGTCGAAGAGAAGAAAGAGAAGCCTGCCAAGCGCCATGTCCACAAAATCAGCTTCGAGCGCGCCAAGGGCGGCGGCTTCGTAGTCCACAAAGAGATGCGCGGCGGCAAGACCGGCGAACACGAGGAAGATCATCACACCTCCGTCGCCAGCAGCAAGGACGCGGCGCATGACCATCTGGACGAGGCGATGGGCGATCAGCCGGACGAAGGTGAGGGCGAAGCGCCAGGGGTCGGACAGGACCCGGCTGCGGCAGGCCCCGAGCCCGGTACCGGGCCAGCGCCGGCTGCACAAATCGGGCAGGGCATGTAAGGAGCGCCATGGCCAAAACACACTACCCTCCCGGTCTGCACCATGCGCTCAGCGGGCTGCGCAAAGGGCGGCTGCATCGCGCCCTGGGCGTGCCCGAAGATCAGCCGATTCCAAAGGAAAAGCTGGAAGCGGCCAAAAACTCCAAGGACGAATCTATCCGCCACATGGCTAACTTTGCCTCCACTCTCGAAGGGTTCCACCATGGCGGCGACAAAGGCAAAAAGTAATCCGGACGGCGATGAGATCGACATCTCGCGAATCGGCCGCGACCAGGAGTACAAGGACCGGCTTCGTCTCCGAGCGCAGACCGATCTCTACTGGATGATTACGCGCTGCCTCGTCAATGACGACGGCGAGCCCAGCTATCCCGATATCAATGAAGCGACTCACCGCGAAGTTGCCGAGTTCTTCGTTAGCAAAAACCCCTCAAAAACGGTCAAGGAACAGGACAAGGTTAAGCAGCGGTTGCTTCTAATGCCGCGCGGGACATTCAAGACGTCCCTGAGCATCGGCGATTGCGTGCAATGGATGCTGGCCTTTCCAGATATCGGCATGTTCGTGATGACCGCCGCGAACACCGACGACAGCCCACTCGCCGATGCCTTCATCGAAGAGGTCGCCGGCCACTTTTTCTCCAACGCCGAGCGCGACTGGAAGCCGCTGCACTTGCTATTCTCCGAGTACATCATCACCAAGATGCCGAAGAAGGGATGGTTCACGACGCCAGCACGCCAAAAGTACCGGCGCGAGGCGACGCTGCAGGGCACGTCGATCGAGAGCAGTCTTTCCGGCTGGCACTTTGATGTCATCTTCCTTGAGGACATTCAGGACAACCGCAATTCGCAGAACAGCGCGAGCATCGCGAAGGTGAAGCGCAACATGTTCATCAACTTGAAGATGCTCATGAGCTGGGGCTACCGGCAGATGACCGGCACGCGCTACGGCCCGATGGATGTCTACGGCACCGTGATCGAACGGCTGGACACCCGCATCGGCAAAGTGATGTGGCGACCGGCGATGAAGGTGAAGGACAGGGTTTGGAGCCGCAACCCGAAACTGCGAGAGCGCAGCGAAGATTACAGCTTCCTCTTCGAGACGTTGGACGAAGACGACTGGGAGCTTTTTTTCCCGCAATTCCTGCCCTACGCCACGCTGATGCAGAGTCGCGATGAGAATGAGCACTCCTTCATGACCCAGCAGATGAACGTGGCGACGGGAGGTTTCAAACCGATCTTCCCACGCGAGAAACTTCTGCAGGCGACGCTTGACGAGGAGCGAATGCCAATCACCGGGAGCGTGCATATTGCATGGCGGCTGGAGCTGGGCGACAGTGACGCGATCGCCGGCGCGGCGGGCGTGCAGCACGATGGCCGAATGTACATCGTCGACGTGGAGCGTGGAAGCTGGACCCCTACCAGCCAGGCCATGAAGATCGTGAAGATGGCCAAGCGGCACAGCTGCCACAAGATTGCGATCGAGGAGACGCCCGGCGCGCGCTTTCAGGAGACGGCAATACGCAACGAGGCGCTGCGCGAGGGCTGGGATCTTTCGATCAACTGGCTGGCCTACCAAAAGGATGACAAAGAGCGCAGCCTGCGAATCAAAGCGTGCGAGCCGACGCTAGCGACAGGGCGGCTATTGTTCTCGCGCGAGATCCGCAACCTGCGCGAGGTGCACCGCCAGCTCTACCACTACGGCATGATCGAGGAGACGGAGATAGCCGACGTGGTGGCGCGGGTGTGTGACGGGCTGCCCAAGATGATCGGCGACCGCGAACGCGCCGCCGTCGAAGATGATCTGGCGTGGCAAGCGATTCAGGCGCGGGCGCAGAGAGAACGGGTGTTCAGTCAGGAACATTCCGCCGAACCGGAGCCGGAATTTGGTGACGATCAGGCTGAAGACGCCGTAGAGTGGAGTGCAGCCTCCAACGAAGATGGACTCGAAGAGATGATGCCTGGGTTGTCCGGATGAGCCTGCCCACAAACGGCAAGACGAAGGTAGTCACGCGCGGGAACCTCCCCACCCAGCGCGTGAATGCGCACGATCAGATTGAGCGCAGCGATGTCAAGCTGGAAGGGCCGAAACTGGACCCGAAATACACCGAGAACGGCGCGTGCAAGCTAGTCGTGCAGGATGCCGACAAAGCTGCGGCGTATCTGGACAATAAGCAGTGGGCGCTGCACTGGCGCGAGAACACCAATCTTTATCAGTCACCGCGCACCTATCGCGTGTGGAACGACGGCGCGAGCGTATGCCGCTTCACCGTCGCAAGCATCTGCAACTCGCTGGTGCAGCCGATGCAGAGCGGCATCTTTTATGAGACGCCGCCATTTCAGATTCGCCCCCGCCCGAGCAGCAAGGAATCGACTTCGCGTGCCAAGCAGGCGCTCTACGGAGCGCAGATGGACAAAATCGACTTCGAGGACACCTGTGTCGATGCGCTCGACGAGATGACGTTGCAGGGAACCGTAATCTGCAAGGCAGGATGGACAACTCAGCAGGAGATTCGCAAGCGTTTCGTTCGCAAAAAGCAGCCGATCCGCGTGAATATGCCACTGGGGCAGCCGCCGCTCACGGTCAACACTAAAGAGAGCGACGAGTTTGTGGTTAAGCCAGTCCCGGTGAACAAGAACGAGCCGTTTTTTCAGAAGTGCGAGCTGGGCGCGATCCTGATCGATCCGAAGTGGAAACACCCCAACCGGCTGCACAAGGCAAAATACGTCGTCGAAGTCACCTACCCAACCTTCAGCGATCTCGATGGCTTCCGCGAGCAGGCCCTCTACGACGACGAGGGAACAAAGGTTGGCGGCTATGACATCCCCAGCGAAGAGGAACTGAAAGAATATTTTTTTGCGCACGAAGCCAACGCAGAGATGTCCACCGACATTCAATCGCGGTTGGCGGCGAACGGAGGAACGGTCGCCGCCGAAGGCGAGAATGAGATTACATCCGCCGATCCGCTCGAACGCCCGATCAAGATGCTGGAGCGGTGGGACCGCACTTATGTGAAGACGGTGCTGGTGGTCGAAGACAGCGACAAAGTGGTGCTCATCCGCAACGAGGAGCACATGCTGCCGCGCATTCCATACTTCGCGGCGAATTTCTGGAATATTCCCGGCTCAGGCTATGGCCTCGGAGTCGGCCGCTTAGCCGGCGACGATCAGCGCATCGAAAAAGGCAGCATCGAAGCGGTTTTGAATCTTTTGGCCTTCATCGTGAACCCGCAGTGGGTGCGCGATCGCGGCGCCAACGCACCGACGCAGGCGATCCGGCAACGACTGGGCGGGATCATCGACGTGGACGCGCCACCGGGACGCGGAGCCAAAGACGCCTTCAGCCTGGTTGAGCAGCCCAAGGTGGATGGATCTCTGTTCGCCGTGCTGCAGGAGGCAGCACAGAACGCGCGCAGCACCACCGGAGCGGACCAGGCGTTTACCCAGGGCACGCTGCCCGCGCGCGGAACCTCCAGCGTAGGGCGGACGGCGACAGGAGCGGGCGCGATCGCTTCGGCTAACGCAACGCAGATTCAGGGGCCGGTGGGACATTTCGCGCGCGGCATCCTGCTGCCGTTCATCGAAATGCTCGACGAGATGGACAAGGAGCGGCTGCCCCTCTCCGAGATCAAGAAAGTTCTCGGCGACGAGCTGGGCCAGGAGTTCAAGCTTGACGAAGACGACTTCCTCAACTCCCAAGACAAATTCGAGGTTCTGGCGGGCGCGCACCTGGCAGCGAAGAAAGCGATGGCGCAGATCCTGCCAATGCTTATCCAGATGCTCCAAAGCCCACAACTACTGCCGCAACTAAACCGCATGGGATGGACCATCGACGTCAAGCAGCTATTAGAGATGGTCTACGAGATGACGGAATGGAAGAACAGCCGCGAGGTGATTCGCAGGATGAGGCCGCAGGAGGAGCAGGCTTTCGCGGCTAACAATCCGGGGATACAGAAGGCACAGGGCGACGTGGCGAAGATCAACGCCAAGCACCAGGCTACGTCGCAGGAGATCGACCAGAAGGCAGAGGCGAATCTCGCTACGCATTTGACGCTTGACCCGATGGAGTATGCCGAGAGGCATGATGAGCGCGCCAGCGACGAAGCGGCGCTGAACGCGGGAATAGGAGCGGCGGGATGAAGATTCGCACCGGCCGCACGTTGCGGCGATGGATCAAGCAGATCAGCGGAAGAAAAGAGGATGGCAGCGTTCGCCAATCCAACACCGCAGGACTGCGCAGCCAGCTCACCGGAGCGCAGCGCGCAGCGCTCTACCGGCTGAGCGAACTGCCGGAGTACCAGGCATTGCTCGACGTGATCGAGATGGCGTGTGTGGAACAGGATACGCGCCTCATCAACACGGACGCGGCTAACCCCGAAGCTGTATTGACAGAGCACCGGATGAGCAAGGCATTCTGGCAGATATTCGTGGCTATACAGAAGAAAGTGGAGTATGAAAGAGAAGAATTTCTAGGACTGCAACAGAAGGCATCGGCAGCGGAGGAGACCTCGGAAGACGAGGACGAATCCGGAATCATAGGGTTGTAGGCTCACCGGATTGGAGAGTGGACTTGTGGCAGTGACATGGCGGAACAATGGTGAAAAGACGGATGAAGGCGAATACATCGTGGACGTGGACCCGGAGAACGGAAGGCCGGTGCAGATCTTCCGCGCGAAGACCCGGAAGGAGATCGCCGAAGCTCTCGCGAACGCGCAATTCAGCGCCTCCCGCACCATCCAGACGCTTAAGGACGAGCGCACGCCGGACCCGGCACACAACACCGTCAAAATCGAGCCAGTTCCCCTCAGCGCCGATGAGCGTATGCAACTCTCCGTGGAGCTGCAGGATCCAGCCAAGGCCGACGCCGCCGTCCGGCGACTGGTCGAATCGTCGGTTGGGCCGCTGCAGGAGATTGCGCGCCGCGAGAACACGCGCATCGAGGAGGAAGAGGCTAACCGGGCCATCGCCGAGACCAACAAATTTGTGGCAGCGAACCTAGATTGGTACCCGACCGCCAAAAACAAGACCGAAGTTTTCAATTACATCGAGAACAACAAGCTGGCGATCACGGCAAAGAACATGGACATCGCGTGGGACCTGCTGAAGAGGGCAGGCAATGCCGATCTGAAGCCGGCCACGGAAGAGGAGGAAGAAGAAGAGGAAGAGTCTGCAGGGCGGACGCGATCAAGGATTGCAAGTTTCTCGACCGGCGTGCGCGAAGGCGATATCAGCGGAACGAGGCCGCAGCCAGCCAGGAAAAAGAAGTACACGTGGGCAGATGTCGACAAGATGGGCAGCCGTGAGTACGAGCGACGGCTGAAGGAAGAACCGGGATTCATGGCCGCAATGGATGAGCTGGGACCCCGAAAGTAGTTGAAAGAGAGTAGCAAGCGTTTCGGATTGAAACGTCCCCGAGGCAAGCAAGAAAAATCGCAGGGACGAGGTAACGCGCCATGGCAGGATATAGCCCCAGTAGCATGAATACGGGCAATTTGCCCCAATCGCTGGTCAACCACTACGACAATAAGTTCGTCGAAAATCTGAAGGCCAACACCCCTTACATCCGCGTGAGCAGCCGCCGCGACCTGCCGGAAAATTCCGGCGTCAACAACGTGCTGTTCATGTATCAGCCCTTTGGCGCGAACATCTCGCAGGCAGCCGAAGGCACTGTGGGCTCGGGCATCGTCATCACCGTGCTCACCAACCAGTCCACTATCGGCAACTACGCGGACTACATCAACTATTCGCGGCTCAGCCTGCAGACCGCGATCGATCCAGCACTTGAAAATGGATCGAAGGAAATGGCCTACCGGCTGGCGCTCACCCTTTCCACTCTCACCAAGAACACGGCGGATGGATCGGTCAACATCGACAGCAGCGTGGCGATTGAGAATGCCTACAACGTGCCGCTGGCAAAGAACAACATCACCACGGCCGTGGCATCAATGCGCGGACGCAACATCATGACTATGGAGGGCGGCAAGTTATGCGGAGTGATCCACGCTTTCGCATGGGGAGATCTGCTCAATGACAACACCAACAATAGCTTCACGGACATCCTCAAGCACACCGTCGAAGGACAGATGAAGCTTGAGGAGCTGCCCGGAGCGGAAGACGGCGAGAACGTGGAAGTGATCGACCTCGCCGGCGTGACCTGGTACGAGACGAGTTTGGTCACCATCACCCAGAACTACGACAGCCAGGGCGGAGTGACTGCGTACAGAACCTATATCTTTGGCCAAGACGGAGTCATCACGATCAGCCTGGGCAAAGAGCAGGGCTTTGGCGACGGACGCCGCCAGAATCTGAAAATGATTACCAACCGCTACGGGCTGCGTGACGGCACGGTGGCTGACCCGGTGGGCATGATTGCCGGCAGCTCAGGCTACAACGTCAATTTTGTTTCGACGCTGCCGCCCGATATCACCATGCGCCTGCGCTACATCGACGCGCCCAGCGCCATCACCTAGAAATAACCCCCAACCACAGCAGTAAACAGGGCCGACCGGGAGAACTTCAGAATCCCGGTCGGCCGAGGAGCGAAAACGATGGCCGAGAGAACCGTACAGACCGAACTGGAGATGTTGGAGATCGAAGAACGTCGCCTGCGCCTAGAGCTGATGAAGGAACAGGTAGCGGCCATGCAGTCCCGCAAGGACCAGCAAGCGCGCAACCGACGCGATCAGGCCAAGACGGAGGAGTTCAACCGTCGCAAGGTCGCCAACGAGCAGGCCGCGTGCTCGCATAAGAAAGGCGGCATAGGCATCGAAGGCGTCTTCAAGGGCGGCGCCGCAGAATATTCTGTCGTCAAACACACCGAGCCCTGGGGCGAGACCTATGTGAAGTGCCAGCGCTGCGGCAAAGAGGCGCGCGATCCATTCTTCATGATGCGCAAGCGCAACCCCGAGCGCGTGGGTGCCTACAGGAAGGCCAATAAGCGCGAGTACGAGAAGACCATGCGCGAATATACCGAGTGGATGAACCTGCCCACCGACAATAGCCCCAGCGGAGGCACCATCTTCGGCATTCAACGCGATGTGGATTACGAAGCCGCCGCCGTTTAGTCAAACATCGCAATTCCAACATCCCAGGAGGGATCATGGCCACACAGAAAAGTGCAGCGAGAAAGACGGCGAAGGCAGCGAAGGCTCCGAGAGCGGCGAAAGGGAAGGTGTCACGCGCGGAGTTCGACCAACTGCAGGGCACGGTGAACAACGTGGTAAACAAACTCGCTGGCCACGGCCTGCGCATCGTCACCGACGCGACCCCGCTGAACGGCGTAACCCGCCAGCCAGCGAACCTCCTGGGCCGCAGCGACCCCGTGGCGATCTCCAATGCCGCCCAGGGTGGTCACAGCGTCATCGATGGCAGCCTAAAGAAGCAGCCCAGAGGCAATGGTGCGCGGATCGCTACGAACTTGCCGCCCCAGCGGCGTCAGAAGCGCTTGAGCCCTGCGAAAAAGCAGGCAAAGAAGAAGTAGCACGACGAGGACGGCGTGGGCTCAAGCACGGTATCGCTGCAGAACATTATCGATTTCATCTCAACACAGGGCGAATTGAGCCCCGTGTTGCCCACCGGCGGCTATTCGACGCTGCAGGCGATCGCCAACGCCACCGACGTGATGAAGGATCTGCTGGCCAAGCCCTTCAACTGGAAGTGGAACAGCGTGAACCTGCCCCCGTTCTATACGATCAGCTGGCAGAACGACTACTTTGGCATCAACACCACGAACATCGGATGGCTGGAGAGCTGCGAAGCGATCGACATCAACAACACCGCGCTGCCAAAGCCGATGTATTACCCCGAAGTCGTGCGCAAGATCGAGCGCGATGCGTGGGCCAGCTCACCGCCCCAGCAAGTCTGTTGGCTCTACAACGCCAACCTCTACCCCGGCACGTGGCCAGGGACCAATCAGACCTACACCAATCCGCTGGGCGCACCGCAGACGCCCAACAACCCGCAGACGTGCATCCTCGACTCGAATGGTGTCATGCTCACGCTGACTACCTATGGGACAACAGCCGCGACTGGAACCGGCCCGGTGGCACCCAATGCGTGGACGCCGCTCTCAGTGACAACTGTGACAGACGGCACGTGCGTGTGGACCGTATGCAATCCTGACGGCCAGGGTTTCCGTGTGGGTCCGCTGCCGCCGCAGCAGGGCGTCGTCTATCAGATGAATCTAGTAGCCCAGGTAAAGCCCCCCACCTTCGCGAGCCTGCAGCAGAAGATCAACCCGATTCCCGACGAGTACCAAGGATACTTTCGCGACGGGATGATCGCCTACACCTACCGCATCTCCTCCGACCCCGTCGTGCGCAAGGAATTTCCGCTGATGAAGCAGGCATGGCTGGCCGCGATGATGGACGCCTGCAAACAGGGCGACCGGGAACGCGACGCGGCGTGCTTCGTCCCACAGTCCAGCATCATGGGCAATGACATTCTAGGTTCGGGATCGATGGGACCGGCCGATCCGTACAACTGGGCGCAACGGCGCGGATGGGGAAACTAGGCGATGGCCGCGACGACGAACATTCGATCCACGCTGGACTGGGCTGTGCCCTTCGTGCGTTTCCAGCCCATGACCATTGGCGGCCAGGAACCGGCGTTAACCGCGGCGAACATGACGCTGCAAATTATTCTCGGCCCTCCCTTCAGCTGGCGATGGAACCGCAACACGGCAACCTTTACGTGCGTGCCCGCGAATCCAGGTGTGACTTACACGCTCAATGAGATCGAGGTCACATCGAATGTAGTGACCGTCTACCTCACGGACGGCGCCGCCAAGCCGCCGGTCGGAATGCCTTTCGTGTTGAACGATGTCAGCAGCCTCCCCGCGCTGAATGGAGAGACGGTGGAAGTGACCGCCTCGGCCCCAGGCCAGTTCAGCTTCGCTTATACGCTGGACGATCAGACTCCCATTCCCACGACCGGCCAAGCCGTCAATGAACCGACGTTGGCTGTGCAGGACTACACCGTCGCGATCAGCGATTTCGGCTTTGAAGAAGTCGCGAGCGTCGCTGATACCACCGGCCTGAATAAAGAGATCACCTTCAAAAAGGTTCTCGCGCTGGATGGATCGACCCCCGATCGCGCGGCCTATATCGCCGTGCAGAACGACGATAACGAAGGCAATATCACCTTCCGCATTTCGCCGCCGCCGGACCAGGCTTACGTGGCCACGGTCACATACCAGAGAAAGCCGCCCCCCATTCTTTCGCTCGCCGGCACGTGGACGCCGGTGCCCGACGAGTATGCCTACATCTACAACTGGGGATTCATCACCATGGCAGCGATGCTGATCAACGATCAGCGCATGGCGGCTTACAGTCAAAAATTCGTGGGTCATCTGCTGGGAGCGCAGAGCGGCCTGTCGGAACGGCAGATCAACATTTTCATGAGTACCTATCTGCAGCGCACCGGCCAAGTAGCCGTCGCAGGCATGATGGCGCAGCAGGGTGTGACAGCCAGGACCTTCTAGGAGAGCAAGCAGATGCCTGACGGCCTCGCGGCAAACGGCGCGCAGAAAGATCCGAGCCGGTCCGCGCCGCTCAATATGAGCACCTACATCTCCGGCCTGATTACTCAGCAGAACCCGATGGCGGGCGGAGCGGTCCCCTACATCCAGCAGAAGTTTTACTCGGCCTCACGCTACGACCGTCTAATCGGAGGCATCAACTGCGAGCTGAGCGTGCGGCTATCGATGGTGCGCGCGCCGGGCAGCACGGTGTACAACTCCAAGACCTTCGCGCGGCCCAACCGCTGGTGCAGCTTCAAACCCTTTATCAATGGTGTTGAAGATATCCGGGTCATGGTGGATACGCCCGGCAACGTCTACGAGGGAACGGGACCGGATACGCAGCTCAACATCTGGAACAAGAGCGCGGGCGCGGGCAAGACCCAGTTCACGCCAGTGGGGAACGAACTTTTCTTCGGCAACGGCATCGATCAGAAGAAATGGGTGCTCAGTAAGCTTATCTGGGAAGCCGACACGCTCTATGACGGCGCGGCTACGAGCGACGAGACGCTGGGCGACTTCATCATCGATCCAAACGGCAACGTCCAGCAGGCGGTGGGCGGCTTTACGCTGCTCATCTCCGCTGTCTCGATCAGCGGAAACGTGCTGACGCTCACACTCGATACATCGCAGCTCAACGATCCCACCGGAACGCCGACCGGAACGTCCGCGACGATCGGCGGCAGCGTGCCGGCCGGTGACAACTATATCCGCATCGCGGGCGTGGACCCCACCGGCAATGTGACTGAGGCAGGCAACGAGTCCGCCAGCGTGCCCACAACCGGATCCACTTCGCAAATCGCGTGGACCTGGCCGGCAATCTCAGGCGCAGTGAGCTATCGCATCTACGTGAGCGATACGCCAGGCGCAGAGGCAACGTACTTCACATCGAGCACGAACAGCTTCACTCAGACGCAGGCTGTTTCGACAGTCAGCGGGACGCCGCCCGTCGCCAACAGCACCAGCGTGAATGTGCCCGACAATCTTTTTCAGATGGTGGGCGTCGAGCTGGAGCTTGACAGCCTTACGACGGCCACTTTTCTGAACGGGGAGACCATCACGATCGCCAGTGTTTTGCCAGGCGGCCAGGACAGCAACCAGATCACCGCCGCGTTCTCGCATGGCGATTACGCCAGTGCCCCGGACACCGGAAGCGCCGTGAGCGGCAGCGGCATCACTGGGAGCAGCGAACCTGATTGGGCGACGACGCTGTGGGCAGTGACGCAGGACGGGGGCGCGCAGTGGATCAATCGGTCCAGCTACGTGCAGAACTGGGGCATCGCGACGCCGGCGGCCGCGCCGACCATCTTTCAATCACCAGCTCCGCCCAGCGGGTATCCTCCCTGGTCGGCAAACACGGTTTACTGGCCCTCCGGTTTTGTTTCGGATGAGGTGAGCAGTGTCTATTGCATGTTTCAACTCACGACGTCAGGCACCACGGGAGCCGGGGCCGCGACCTGGAACACGGGAGCCATCGGGGACACGACGACGGATGGCAGCGCGGTATGGACCTATCAAGGGCCTACGGCCTGGAGTGCAGCCTCTAGCTATGCAAAAGGATCCTTCACCACCTTCGGTGACCCCACTGACAACACCAAAATGGTGTATGTCTATGCCGCACAGAATTCGGGTGTTTCGGGGAGCGCTCAGACCGCATGGATGACGGGCGCGGGCGCGCTGCAGCAGGATGGAAGCATTACGTGGAAATGTCTGGGCCGCGTCTATGCCTATCGGGATCCAACGCTGGGCTCCTATGGCGGGTATAACAGCACGTTCATTCCGACCAAGAATCTTTCGACCGCCTCCATCATTCTCGATTCCAACGGGTATACGCAGCAGATTCAGGATTCGCCTTATGTTGTAGGAACCCCGCTGGAGTTCGATCTCCAGAAAGGCGCTGCAGGACCTTACACGACAGGGGCGACGGAGCCCACGTGGGGAACGGCTGGGGCGCTGAGTTCGGAGACCATCCTGGGCGACGTGCAGATTACGGGCGTCTTGGCTTATGACGACGATCATGGTCTCGCGCAAATCGGAATCTCCGGAGTTGGTGAAGATCCTGGAGGGGCGCCGGGATTTTCGCTCGGCCAGACGATGACGCTCGCCGGTCTCACCACCTATCCTGCGCTCAACGGAACGTGGTTTCTGCTTTCCTCTTTCACTGAGTTGGATCCGCCCGACGCTCCGGACAGCAATACCGTGGTGGGATTCTTCACCGAGCCGGCCGAACTTTCCGAAGAAGCCGATACAGGCACCGCAACGGTGCTTGAACCCGGTGTCTGGCTCAATACGGGAGCGATTGCGCCGGTGAGCACCGAGCCCGCGTACTATGCCTACGCCTACAAGAACAGCGTGACGGGTCACGTGGGCTCAAGCAGCGATCGCAGCGCAGCGATCACATTGTCGGCGGATTTCATCGCAGCCGTGCAGGGCTTTGGAAGCGCAGATCCGCAGGTGGATGTCATCGTGCTGTTTCGCACCGCGCAGGGCGGATCCACTTTGCTGGAGATGGATGAGATCGCCAACCCCGGAGGCGGTATTCCATGGACCTACTTCGACCAGATTCCCGATACGGACCTCGATGTCGAGATCGAAGCGCCAATCGCGGGCGCGAACAACCCGCCGCCGATCGGATTTTTGCCCAGCGCTTATCATCTCGGCCGCATCTGGGGATTCGTGGGCAACCGGCTCATTTACTCGGCCGGACCGGACGCGCTGATTGGCAGCGGGAGCGAGGCATTCCCACCGAATAACTATTTTCTGATGCCGGAGTCGTTGACCAAATGCCGCGCGACATCGATCGGGCTGCTCATCAACGGCACCGCCAATATGTATATCGAAACCGGACTGGGCACGGCGGATTCTCCCTTCATTCCGCCCCCGACTTTTCAGGAGGGCATAGGACTACTGAGCTATGACGCCGAGTGCGTGAATGGAAGCACGATCTACATGATGACGAGTTCGCGGCGCGTGATCTCGCTCGACCCTGGCGCGGGCGAAGTGGAGGTTGGCTTCTTCATCGGCGATCAGTTCAACGAAAACTTCGACCCGTCGACGGCCTATCTGACCTTCCACGAAGGATCGAGCGAAGACCTCGCGCTGTATGTGGGGGACGGAAGCACGGGATGGTTCCGCATGGGCATTCTGGGCGCGCCCGAGAGCGGCAATGTATGGAGTCCCTTCCGCGAGATCGTGGGAGGTTGCGGGGCGATTCAATCCGTGGAAGTGTCGCCAGGAATTAAGACTCTCTTGATTGGCGCGAATGAGAGCGGACCAATTTTGCAGCGCGACTACTCCGTCAACAGCGACGACGGCGAACCCTATGCCATGAATCTCATCATCGGCAGCGTGATGCTCTGCCAGCCAGGCACCGAAGCCGAAGTGGAGTTCATGACGCTCGATTCGATGAAGCTCGGCACGCCGCCGACCGTGGGCGTACTACTGAGCGAGCTGAGCGGTTACAGCGATTCGCCAGCGTTCACGATGCTGCGAAGGAACGTCAGCGATCCTCCGCTCGAACCCGCACCCAAGACGCTGTACAGTGATCGGTATTACCTGGCGCAAAACCAGAACAACCAGACCTGCAGGCATCTGCAGCTGCGTATCGACTGGGCTGCTGAAGACGCGGCCAATGAGCTTTTGACCCACACGATCTATGGAACCCTGCGACCGGAGGCATGATGGCCAAAACAAACAATCCGCCCAAATCCCATACGCCGCGACCGGCCCCCGCTTTTGTTCCCATGCAGCCGGTGCCGAGCGAGACGCCGGCGACGATCGCCACGCCGCAGCCGCACCGCGCCCCTACGATCGCGACCGACAGCGGGGTCTCTCCTCTCATGCAGGGCAGTCTCCCGCCCATGGCTTCGGGCAGCGATGTCTACGCACGCCAGTTCTACGGCGGCGCGCCATTGCCCAAGCGGAGGTTTCTGCCGGTGGGACTGGTGCCATGAAAGATCTCTTTCAATTCGGGACCTACAGCGTGCGCCAGGCGACGGCGCGGGATCATGCCGTGCTGCGGGCATGGATCGCGGAGGACCCAGATCATGCCGCCAAGCGCATCGAGCCTGAGTTTTTTATCGAAGAGGAACCAGGCGTGGGGTGCTACCTGCTGAGCGACGCGCAGGGACCGCTTTTCTTCTTCCGCACCAGCAACGTGGTGCGGCTGGATACGCAATTCGGCCCCGCCGAGACGAAGGGAAATCGCGATCGCAACCGGGACGGCCTGATCGCCGGCATGGACTGGGCAGCGGCACTGTGCGCGCGGCGCGGAGCAACCGAGATCCTGTTCGAGTCCAAGGCCCCTCTGTTGCGGAGGCTGGCAATTCACCAGATGGGCTGCGAGGCGATGCCGGGAGAGCTTGTACGTAGTCTTGAGCCAGAACGGTGCCATGTGACCTTTGGCGACGCGATGCACGTAGTGCAACAGGGGGGAAAGTAGCCATGTGCGGACCTTCGGCAGCCCAAACCACCGTGCAGCAGGATCAGCTGGACCTGACCAAGCAGATCATGGCGCAGAACAGCAGCACCTACAGCGAGAGCCAGGGAATCCTTAACTCACTCAACGCCGTTTTCCAGCCCATTCTGGAAAATGGACCGAATCAGACTGGCTTTTCGCAGGCAGAGGACACCAGCCTCAACACGGAAGCCACCGAGCAGACTGCCCGAAATTATGCGTCCGCCGAAAAAGCTCTGAATGACAACATGGTGGCGGCGGGCGGCGGCAACAATTTCATCCCCTCGGGCGCGGCGGCGGCCAACAAACAGGCATTGGCGGCGACGGCGGCGGGCACGCTCTCGGGTGAGCAGAACACCATCCTGCAGCAAAACTATGCGACCGGACGCCAAAACTTCATGAACGCGGCCGGTACCTTGAGCAACGCCGCCTCAACATTGAACCCGGTCGGCACCGCGGACGCCGCCACCAGTGCGAGCACTGCGGCCGGAAATACCGCCAACACGATTGCAGCGCAGGGCAATTCGGTTTGGACCAGCGTGTTCGGCGCGCTGGGCGGCATCGCCGGGCAGGCCGTGGGCGCGACGGGCATGCCTACAGGAGCGCCTTCGCCGACCACCACGCAGGCCACAACAGACGCTTCACTGGCGATGGCCGGATTCTAGGAGAGAGCTATGGGAGGCACCACCACACCAGCAGCAGCAGCACAGACCCTCACCGACGCCAGCACGACGCCGCAGCCCGCGCCCGTCAGCCCGCAACCAGCTCCGGCCGCGCAGCCCGCGCCTCAGCCGCAGCCCGCAGCGCAGCCCTCAGCGGTGACAGTGACGCCGGGCGGCAACGTGACTCCGCAGAGCATCCCGGCGCGCGTATACCACGGCATTCTCTCCGCGCTGGGTGGCGCCGACGATGTGACCCTTTCACGCGACCAGAACGGCACCTTGGTCGCGTCGAAATCGCCCAGCACGCCCGGCTCGCAATGGAAGCGTATTGTGGCGGGTGCACTGAGTGGCCTCGCGGCGTCAGGCAACGCGGGCAACGGACCGGGATCTGTGGAGCGCGGCTTGAGCCTGGGCGTGGGCGCGGGAATGCAGCGCGCGCAGCAGCAGCAGCAGCAGAAGGTACAGCAGGCCAATCAGAACTACGACGAGCAACAGAAGACACTGGTACGCAAGGCGCAGCTGCAAACGATGGCGGTACAGACGGCGGCGGCGAGCTTCAACCTCGCGCGCGCGAAGCGGGCCGCGACCGAGGAAGACGCCGCAGGCACCGATGACTACATGAAGTTGCTGCGCGACACCGGCGCAACCGACGTGGGAACCTTCAAGGATTTTGCCGATGTCGCGGCGCATGCGAAGAACGATCCAACGTTGGCCGAGGCAATGGCGCATGGGCGCGTGGACATCAAGCCGTTCTACCAGGACGGCAAAGCGGCCGGCGTCCACGTGGCAGTGATTCCGGAGAACTGGGGAACCGAGCGCACCACCGAGGATCTTCCGATGCCGCGCATGGTGCCCGGTAAGCCGGGCGTGAACGGCGGCAAGCCCACATGGATCAGCGACACCGTGCCGGCCGGATCGATGAGCATGAACGACTATCGGGCCGCCTTCTCCGCGCAGACCGCAGCGCGTCTGAAGCTGGACTCCGACGAGGTGAGCGACGACTACAAAAAACAGCAGATCAAGACCAGCAAGGGCGAAGAGGCGGAGCACTACGCGGCGGCGAATCGAGACAATGCCGGAGCCCAACAGATCAGGGCTGGAATGGCGAACCCGGATGGATCGCCCAATCCCCAGTTCCAGGGCATGGTCGAAGCGCTCTACGATGGCGACATTCTGCCAGCTGACTTGAAGCGCGAGGCCAAGGGCGCGGGTATCGATCCGAATGCAGTCGTGGCGGGCGCAATCCAGATGGGACAGAAGAACGGCAAACCATGGAGCGAGTCGATCATCAAGCAGGAATACAAGTTCGCCGAGAGTCCGAAGACACAGGCGGCGCTCGATGGCATCGATCGCATTATTGGGCCGGGCGGCTATATGAAGACCATGTTGAGCACTGCCGAGAAGGCGCATATGGGCACCAACGGCGCATTCAACAGTGCCTCGCTGGGAGTACAGCGTTACTTCGGAGGCCAGGCGGCCGGCAATTTCAACACGGCGGTGACGGAGACGCGGAGATCCATCGCCGGTCTTATCGGCAACCCCCTGCTAGGCGGAAGTGAGACGGACAAGAAACTCGAACAGGCCGACGAGATGCTGGGCGAACATCCGACACTCGAAAATCTGCGCAGTGCAGCGGGGATTCTGACCACCGCGCTCGAGACCCAGCGGCACAGCATCGTGAGTAATAACCGGTTTCTTCAGAAGCGCTATGGGGGCACAGCATCCGGAGCGAACGCGCCCACAACGCAGCCGCCCGCGATCCCGGCCGGAACGCCGCCCCCGGCTGCGAACATGGCGCGCGTCTGGGCGCCGGGCATGACGACGTGGAAAGACATTCCGAGAAGTCAGGTAAAGAACATCCCCGGACAGGTGGTGCAGTAGGTGCCCGCAGCCGCTCAAGCCGATCCGTATGCCGGGGTAGGAACGGCGGTGGGATCTCCGGTCCCAACTGGGGCAGACCCCTATGCCGGTGTAGGAACGCCAGTGGCAGCGTCGGCAGCAGCTCCGGCTACAGGTGAGGATGGGTTCTTCGCCGCCCATCCAATCCTCAGCGCCGTCAATGACGTTATAGGCGCGCCCGAGAACTTCGCGTCTGGTGCGGCCAAGTCTCTCGCGAGCGGTGTGGGTGGGCTCATGCACATCATGGGGCAGTACGGCGTGGTGCCGCTGACCGCGCAGCAGGCGCAGGATGCAAGCGAGGGAAAGAGCCAGGGCACAGCTGCCGATGACCTGAAAGAGGCTGGCGACTGGATACAGCAGCACGCCCAGGAACACGGTCTCTTTCAGCATCTAGGCGGCGCTGGCGAGATGATCGGCGAACTGTTGAACCCTTTGGGTGGTGAAGAGGAAGACGCCGCGCGCGCCATGACCTACACCGAGCGCATGGCCCAGCAACTCAAAACGGCGAAGTTTTTGCAAGAGAATCCGCGCATCGCGAAACTGGCAGCAGTGGGCGCGCGCGCGGTGCACGCAGCCTTAAAGACAGGCGCGGAGACCGGAGCGCAGACCTTCGTGCACACCGGCGGCGACGCCGGAGCTGCGGGAACAGCCGCGACAGCAGGCGCCGTGGGCGGCGCGGTCCTCAGCCCTCTTACTGAAGGATTGTCCGCCGTACTAAAACGCGTCGCGCCCACAACCGAGACGATTGGCGGCGAGCGGGTTCCTACCCTCAGCTCACAGCGTCCCGGCACCGGGCCGCGCGGCAGCGTCAGCATTGAAGAGGCCCCTAAGATTGCGGCGAAGCAGCAGGCCGCAGCCCCGCGCATCTTCCGCAACGTTGCGCAGCGCGCCACTTACGACGCGCTGGAAGAAGCCAATCAGGGGCGCGTTCCGCAGGGACTTGTCACCGATCCTGCACGGCTTTTGCAAACACCCGAAGAGATGCAGCCATACGGCTTCACCATCCCCGGTGTGGAACCCGTCGAGGGCACAGAGGGTGAGATCGCACAGCCCGCAGCCAAGCGCGCGCAGGCGGCGTTTAAGCAGCCTTCGTACGTCACGAGCTCCGCCGAAAAGCCGACCGTGCCTGGCATCGAAGGAACGACCGGCGCAGACGTGGCAACGAGCACGCCGCGTGAACCCGCCCGCGATGTAGCCAAGGGCGGCGGCGACCTGATCGCCTACCATCCCGAGACGGCGCAGCTGCACCTCAGCCAACTAAACGACGCGCTGGATCATCCTGCACCCGGCACCCCCGAGGCACACATACGCGCTCTGACTGCCGCGCGGGACAACCTCGAAGAGCAGATGGATATGTATCACGCCTACCAGCGCACGCTGCCGAATTTTCTCCCGCTCGACTCGGCGCGCGCGGCGGCCGGCGTAGGCCACTTCGGGGAGGCTGCGGACCAACTGCAGAACGCGGCGCGGCCGATCTATCAGAAGATCGATGAGGCGACGGACGGAGAGTTTGGCGACCTAAACCGCTCTCGCGCGGCGGCGCAGAATCGTGGCGACTTTCTGGCCGCGCGAGGATATGAGAGCGGTATTCAGAAGCTCATCGCCGACTCCAAGGCCATCACGCCGGACGAGCGCATCCAGGCGACAAAACTATGGACCAAGTCGATGGTGCTCGACGGTCTCAACGATGTTGTGAACCGGGCGTCCAACGTGGACGAAAAATATGCTGGACAGGTGCGCGGAGGCCGCGTGCTTGCAGGCCAGAAGATGCAGACGGGGCTGCAGCGCATGGTTCGCGATTATGGGGAGGACCGGCTAGAGAGCGTGATTGGCAAGGATGGCATGGACAGTCTGACGCGCACGGCAGACCTGCTTAAATCGGAGCCGGGAGCGAAGGGCAAGATCCAGCAGATGGGCCTGAGCGTGTTGCACAACATCGCGCACGGCAAGGTGCTAGGCGGAGCCGGCGCGGTCCTCGGCTACCACTTCGGAGGTTACGAAGGATCGCTGGCAGGAGCATATGCCGGAGCCAAGGCAGAGCGATGGATACTGCAACAGGCGGCAACCACCCCGCGCCTTAGCCAGATGCTCGATTATGCGGTGCGCAACAATGTCACGCCGAAGGTAGCAGCGGGGTTGATTTCGAGTGAGATCCAGCGGGAGCAGCAGAGCAACGAGCCGGAGGGCCAACCATGATGTGCAATCTTGAATTTTATTGCGGACACATTTTTCGCGGGCACGTGGCCGAAACCATTACCGAACCCATCGCCACGAACCGCATTCTGGAGGGTCGCGTCGAAGGCGAACTGACCGTGCGCCTTAACCAGCGTTGCGCTATCTGCGCCTGCTTTATGGTCGCCAAGGCGCGGACCGCGCGCAGGAAGAGAGTCGCAGCATAGATGGCGAACGTCATCATCAAACCCGAGCACCAGGCCGCGCCCAAGCAAGAAGCGGTGCGCATGGCGTGGAACGGCAGCGAAAAACATTCGGCCGAATGGTGGAAGAACTACGACCAAGAATTGACGCCGGTGTACGACGAGGCCATGAGGAAAGAGATGGCCGAGCTGCGCTTCGCTACCGACTCCAGCGAAGAAGCGGTGGAGATGATGCTTAAGCGCTTCGAGGAGAATTACTGCCACGAAGACACCCGCAAGCAGCGATGGAACGGCCAGGAGCGCTGGCAGGGCAAAGAGGCTGAAGAGATGCGGCGCGGCCGCGTCCTGCACGCCTATGAGTTCATCGCGATTTTGCGGCGCAGCGGCGTGGACGCCAGGATCGATACGCCCAAACGATTGATCTTCACCGAAGACAACGAGGGGCGCAAGACGCAATGGGTGACGCCCACAATTTCGAGCGCGCGGATCTGGCTCAACCACGGCAGCAACAAGGGACTGGTCGGAGTGAATGCGTGGGTGAAAGACGAGGCCAGCGGCCGCAGAATCGAGAAGACCATCACCAGCCTGCAATACCCGTACTCGCAGGAGTGGAGCGTGATGCGCTTTAACCAGTACAACGTGCCGGTCAAAGAGAAGTATCGCGGATGGCGCACGACGCTGCTTGTCCTCATGATGGCGGACGTTCTGACCGAACAGGAGGCGCATAAAGCCTTCGGCCCAGGGCGAGGCGTGGCCAGCGAGTTCTACCAGCTGCAGCTGCAGGCGTACCGAAACATCCGCATGGGGGTGAAGCTGTGAACGAACCTCTGGCACCGCGCACAATCACGCAGCAGAGCAATCTGAAGACAACGCTCAAAAAGAAGCACGGCGTTCGAGCGATCGACCAGGGAACTGTCTATGACATTCCCGGCCAGCTTCAAAAAGCCGCGCGGGATCTCTCGCGTAATCCGCATGCGGTGACAGACGCCATGCTGATCGAGCGCCACAGCGACGGCACCGTTTCTACCTTCCACTGGGGGCGCGGCGGCCGACCCATCGCACACTGGATGGCCGCGACGGCGAAGAACCGATTGGAGCCGGCATGAACGCCGACACCTTCATCAAGGCGGAGCTGGCCGCGCTGGCGGTGCGCGAGGGTGCGCACCACGGCGGCCTGAATAACATGGTGGCGGTCGCGATGGTGATGAGGAACCGCGCGGCGGCCGGGTGGTACGGCGGGGAGTGGGCGCAGATACTGGACCGCGCCCCGGACCGCGCCGGCACGCTCTACCCGCACTATCCGGTCAACCTGCGCGATGGTTCGGTGAGGCAGCTCTTGCAGCGGATCGACGACATCTATGACGGGAGCGAAGAGTTCGACCTGAGCGCCGGCGCGCTTTTCTATTGCGAACTGCACCGCGTTGATGGAAAGTGGTTTCAACAAAATATTCTGAAAAACCGCGAAGAACACAAGATGGTCGCCACGGTGGGACCGGTGAGCTTCTTCGAGTAAAGGCAACGATGCCCGTTACACCGCAGATTACCGTCTCCGGAAGCGTCGCAGACCTCTTCGGAGCCGCCGAGCCGGGCTCGCTTGTGGTGCAGCTCTGCGGCTATGGATCGCAGCTGCCTCGCGTGAGCGGGACCGCGCTGATTGGACAGACCGCGCCGTTGCCGATCGATTGCACGGGCGGAGACTACGACTTCGAGCTGTGGGGCAATGACGTCATCAGTCCCAGCGGGACGTTCTACACCGTGACCGTGATCGACGCGAACAACAATGTGGTGCAGATCAACGCCTACCAGTTCAGCGGCACCGAGACGGTCGATCTATCGAGCGAGACGCCCTACAATCCTCCGCCGCCTGTGCCGCCAGGCTTCCGGTGGATCTTCGACGAGGTGCCGACGCCGCCGATCGACGACAGCGGCAACGACACCTTCACGCTTTCCGAAGCCCCGAACCCTCCCAGCAGCTTGAACTTTTTCAAGAACGGCTCACGCATGACCGATGGCATCGGCATCACGCTGAGCGGAGCGACGATCACTTATGAACCCGACTACATTCCGGAAGACGGCGATTCTCATATCGCTGCTATGTATCTCGTATATTCCTAGCTGGGCGCAGAAGACGAACGCCTATAACGGCATCAACTGGGTGCCGATCACCGGGAGCGGCGCGCCCAGCCTGAGCTGCGGCGCGGCCAACTATGGGACGCCGTACTATGACGTTTCCAGCCCCACAGCTCCGGTCCATTATGTCTGCGACTCCAGCGGATGGGCCGAGGTGAGCGGCGGCGGCGGCGGCACAGGCAACTTCACCGTGCAGGGCACGGCCACCAACGAGAGCATGGTGCCGGTCTACAACGGCGTGAATAACACGACCGGAAGCTGGAAGCAGCTTACCCAAGACGACATCCTGGCCGGGTTCTCCATCACCAGCTTCACCTGCTCAACCTGCGGCAACTATGAGATCGGCTATACCGTCGCGTCGCCAACGAACTTTACTGCGAGCTACAGCAGCACGCCGGCGAGCGCTTCGATCTCGGATGGGACGAACACCGACACCCTCACGACGCCCTTCACCAGCGGCAGCCTCGCGCACAGCTACACGACCAACACGACGTTTACGCTGACTGCGATCGGTTCCACGACGAAGACGGCAACGAAGACGATCGGCTTCGGCTATCGCACTTTCTATGGGCTCGGCACAGGCGGCGCTACCGGCGCGACCGCAAGCGGCAACAATGCGGTGCTCACCGGCGCGACCGGAACGCTGGGGACCTGGGGCCTTCCGCAGAACACCGGCACGGTGACCGTTTCGCCCAGCAGCCAGTACATCTACTTTCTGCTGACCACCACCGGCCACACTTTCAAGATCAACGGATTCACGACGGTGTTTTCATGCTCCAGCGTTACCTTCGACAATCAATATGGGACGTCCGATGGGATGTATCTGTGCGTCAGCCCGACCTACTATACCGGCTCCAACTACACCGCAGAGGTGGATTGATGAAACAACTTTTGCTGACTCTTCTTTTTTGTAGCCCGCTGGCGTTCGGCCAGAGCGGACCCTCTGTGCCCGTAGGCGGTTCGCTGGGCATAACGGGCGGCCAGTCGCTCGAAGGACAGACCGCCGTCACCATGGCCGATGCGAATTACACGATGGTGGCGAACGAGTGGTGGGCGGGGACGCTGGTAGTGGGCAGCAGCGTGGACCTGACGGCGACGCGGAATTTAATCGCGCCGCTGAATCCGGGGCAGCAGTATGTGGTGGAGAACAACACGACCGGAGGCCAGTCGATCCAGTTAATCGGCGCGAGCGGAACCGGCGTCACGATCGCGAACGGGGCCAGCGCTTTTGTGAGCACGGACGGCGTGAACTACATAAGCCCTGCTGGAACGCTGCCGTCCGATATCGCCTACACCGACGTGGACAACGGATTCACCGCGCTGCAGACCTTCACCGAGGGGCTGACGGTGCCCGACGATAGCGGCGATAGCTACAACATCGACGTAGAGGGCGGAAAGCTGGGATCGTATCTCTACGAGAACTACAACGGAAGCGAACTCTATAGCTACATCCACGAGCCCGGCACATCCTCCGCCGATGTGATCTTCGAGTTGGACTCGCCCGAAGGTGACGAATTCGTTATCCGCACGACCGGAGGAGGCCACGGCATTGACATCAATCTCGACGGCACGCTGGACCTCGGGTATACCTACCCCATCGGCAGCGTGGACACGCCGACGCTCACCTTCCTTTCCGGGAGTGGAGATCCTGGATTTCAAATCGGAAACGGTGTGATCGCGCTCAGCGATCTGCGACTTTACGATGTTGCCGACACCGCAGCCGGGACCGTTGCGAATCTCGATCTCGATAGCGAAGAGGGCCTCACTCTGGAGACGTATGTCGGCAACATGAATTTAGGAACGCAGACCAGTATCGATCCGACCGGACTTCTAATCCTGAGGTCAGTGCTGCCGGTGGTCGCTTTAGAGGGCGTTGGTATGGGAGACCCGGAACACCCCGAAGATGGCGACGATGTCTCGCTCACACGCGACTCGGCGGCCGTGATGGATCTGAACGGGGCGACACCGGGCGACAAGGCGGGTTCGCTGTACCTAACGGATCTCCACGTCAGCGGAACATGCACCGGCTGCGGCAGCGGATCGAGCGGCTTTCCCATCACCATCGGATCGACGACGATCGCCGCCAGCAGCACGACGACGACGATCGCTGGACTGACCCTCAGCAGCCCGACAATGACGACGCCTGTGCTGGGAACGCCGACCTCCGCCAACCTGGTGAACGCGACCGGCTACACCTACGCCAACCTGGGCGGCACCATCCCGACGTGGAATCAGAACACCACCGGTACCGCCTCCAACGTGAGCGGGACGCCGGCATTGCCCAACGGAACGACAGCCACCACGCAGAGCGTCAGCGACAGCAGCACGAAGCTTGCCACTACCCAGTTCGCCGGCGAGATAGCGGTTGCAGCCGCGTACCCAGTCTTCAACAGCACCGTGGCCGTGACCGGAAGCACACAGGCCGCGAACAGCTGCTCCAGCTCGGCAACGACGAAGACGATGACGGGTTTAACTACATCGATGACGCCGCTGGTTTCCTACAGCAGCGATCCCTCGAGCCTGACCGGGTGGGGATCGACGGGGGGCATGACGTTTGTGGCATGGCCCTCGGCCAGCAACACGCTTTCGTGGAAGGTCTGTAACCAGACGGCAAGCTCCATTACCTATAGCTCGATCACCTTCAACGTGGGAGCGCGCTAATGCGATATTTTCTGGTTGTTGCGTTGCTCCTGGCGACGCCGATGCAGAATCCCGGACCGGCGGTGACGGGGGCGCTGGCCGCCGCTGCAGGCTGCACCGCCCCAACGGCCTACGAGACCAACGAGTGGCCCGTCTTCGGATCGATTACCTGCACCGGCGGATGCTCGACCGGCAACGCGATCACCCTTGTGCCCGATATCGTGGGATCGACCAACCTCACCGCGGCCGGCGGAGGGAACGATCCAACCTTCGTGTCCAGCGCCTTCGGAACACTGGGCGCAGCCAACTTCAGCAGCACAGTTCCGCAGTACTTTCCTTTCAGCTCCACGTTCAGCCTCGCCAGCACCTACTCATGGTGGTTTACCTTCCAGTCGACGACGAATGGAACCGGCCAGGCGCTGACGGCCAACACGCTGGGAGCGTTTGAATACCGCATCAACTCCTCGCGGCACCAGGAGATTCTGATAGAAGCGGTCGCGTCCCTGGGGGCCGGAACCGCCACGTTTGCCTCGGCCACGAAGTACACGGTGGGCATGACCAGAAATTCCTCAACCGGCGCGTGGACGCTCTACACCTTCAGCGGGGGCGCCTCCACGGTGGACGCCAGCGGAACGACGGCGGGAACCTTCACGCAGCCGCAGAAGTACGTTGGGCTGGCGGGCGGCGGGGAAGGATTCGATGGCCGTATCCTCGATGGGGGATACTTCGCGGGTAGCTGGACGTCAACGGCGCTGACGGCGATTGCGGCCTATAGTTTGTGCAAGGCGGGTGTATGAGGAGAATCAATATGGTTCGGAGTCTGATCGTCGTTATCCTGTTCGCCGGCAGCGCCGCGATCGCGCAGCGGCCGTCGCACCTTCGACCCGCTCCCAATGTGGATCCAGCGGCCGCGCCGGGAGTTGCTCTTACCGACACCGAGAAGATCGCCATTCGCGCGGTGCTCGAAGAGGCCAAGGCCAACGCCGAGCGCGATCAGGAGGTAAACAACGAGGTAAGCCGCGTGGATGCCGACATCGCCAAGGAACATCCGGGCTACCACCTGGACCATCGCAGCTGGACCATCGTGCCGGATGCGCCTAAACCCAAGTAGCGTAGGCTGAGAACCGGAAGACGCAAGAGAGGCCGGGGACGCTCCCCGGCCCATTTTTTTGCTTTTCTTCCCATCCCCCCATGATGGGGGGTATAGTGTGGGGGAAGGACAAGCGAGGAGAGCCGATGCCCAGAAAGCCGCAGCACGCCAACCGTGACGAGGAGCCGAACGCCGCCGAGAGGCGCGCGGTCGCCAAACAAGAGATCGCAGCCGCCCCGGAGGGGCTGCATATCGTGGAGATGTTTGTCGAGAACGTGAAGCGCGTGCGCCTGGCGCACATCAAGCCCAAGGGCAAGATGCTGGTCATCGCGGGAGCTAATGGCTCAGGCAAAAGCTCCATCATCGATGCCATCATGTGGGCGCTGGCCGGAACGTCGACTGTACCCAGCCAGCCGATCCGCAGCGGAACGCGCGTGGCGACCGTCAAGCTGGACATCGGGGAGTACATCGTTACGCGGACCTTCACCCGCATCGACGCGGACAAGAGCGCGAAAGGAAGCACCTACAAAACCACGCTGCACGTCGAAGGCAAGCGGCGCGAGGAGTTCAAGTCTCCGCAGATGGTGCTCAACGGCATCATGGGCAAGATCAGTTTCGATCCGCTGGCGTTCACCCGCATGGATGACAAGCAGCAGCTAGAGACGATGCGCAGTTTGGTGCACTTCGATATCGACATCGATGCGCTGGACTTGGCGCAGACACTCGACTACGACGAGCGCCGCATCGCCGGCCGAGGCGTGGACCAGGCCAAGGCCCAGCTCGCCAGCTTGAACCTGCCGGCGCCAGGGCTGCCCGACGAGCCGATCGACACGGCCGCGATCACGGCCAAGCTGCAGAACGCCGCGCAGCAGAACCAGCACGTGGCCGAGCAGCGGCGCCGCAAAGAGGGACTGGAGCGCGACGCGGAAGCTGCCGAAGTACAGGCCAAGCAGATGCGCCGCCAAGCTGCCGAACTATTGGACGCAGCCGAAAAGCTAGACGGTCAGGTCGGAGGCATATCGCTTGTGTCCTCAGACCCATCAACCTCTACCTCGCGCGTCCTTGAACTGCTGCGCGACGCGCATCAGATTCAGGTTGGCGAAGAGATCGACACGGCCGAGGTCGCGGCGGAGCTGACGCGCGCGCAGGAGACCAACGCAGCGATCCAGAGGGCGGCACGCTATCGTGAGACCGTGCAGCTCGTGGCGGAGGCGGAGAAGCACTGGAAGGACATCGATGATCGCATGAAAACGCGCGCCAACGAGCGCAGCGACGCGATCACGCGGGCCAAGATGCCCATCGAGGGGCTGAGCATCGGCGCGGGCGAAGTGGTGTACAAGGGACTGCCCTTCAGCCAGGCATCGAACGCCGAGCAGATCCGCGTGAGCGTGGCGCTGGGCGTGAGCTCGAATCCGAAGCTGCGGCTGGGCTTCATCAAGGACGGCAGCCTGCTGGACAAAAAGAGCCTCCTCCTGCTGGAGAAACTGGCCGAGGAGCAGAACTTCCAGATCATCATCGAGCGCGTGGATCCCACCGGCAAGGTGGGAGTGGTGATGGAGGAGGGCGAGGCGAGCGGCGAGGATGTGGTAGAGGAGGCGAAGAAGGCATGACCGTCTATGTGGCATTGAGGCGCGTGCCCTATGAGAGCGCAGATATCCTCGCGGTGTGCTCCACGCGCCGAAGCGCCAACCGCGTGGTGAGCGAAGCGCGCCGGGCCAACGCGTGGCCACCGGATATTGAGGGCGATGTAGAACGCTGGGTGGTAGATGATCTCCGCTCAGCCGGTGACCCTTTGCCCGGATGGGCAAGGAAAAAGAGCCCCCGCACTAGGGCGAAGGATGAGGAGGTGAAGAAGTGATCTACCTCAATCATGGCGATCGCAAGCTAGTCATCCTGGAGCCGGGGAATCTGGAACGGCTGCGCGCCGGACGCCTCGCCATAGTGCCCGATGACTCAGTCGCGATCGCGTTCTGCCCCGATCACGTCTGGCCGCAGGAGGAGATCTTCAAGATCGGGGCCGACAAGCTGACGGTCGAGGATATCGTGCGGCTGCTCAAAGAAGGCCAGACGCGCGCGGATGTGACCGAGAGGCCGTACCATCCGACGTTCGACGCGATGAAGAAAGGCGGCACGGCGTGAGAATCGCCGCTCTGAGAGCGCTGTTGACTAAGGCTATCTATCCCGATGACCCACTACTGGGCGACCTGGCAGCCGGTCTGGGAGATCTGTTCAACGCGAAGCTGTTAGGACGATCAGGAGTGCAGACGCTCCGTGAATGCCGCGTTACATCAAAGGGCATGCACTATATCGATCAGGTGCTCGCGGTGCCAGTCGATGAGGAAAAGCCATGACGCGGGACGAGATCAAGCGAGCGATCATCGAGGGCGTGACCGGGCCGGAGCAGCAGGCCGCGATCGAGCGGGCCGAGCTGCGCGGTCTGGGCTCCATGTTCGATGTGGATACGCTGGCCAGCGACATCGCCTATGTGTGCGGCTGCACCGTGACGCCCTGGTACGAGGAGACGTTTCTCTTCCGGCTGGATCCAGTCGGAGGCATCGAGCGGTTTGAGGAAGAGCTGCGCAGGCTGGGATTGCTGCGCTGAGGAGGAACGATGCGCGCTGTGGTCGAATCGGAACACGTAAACAACCTGATGGAGGACGCGGCGGCAGAGTGCGATCGACAAGCCGAACTGCTCCGACAGTTCATCAACGGAGAGGTTAGGAACCCAAACTTTCTAACGAGGGCACAAGAGGCGACGCGCCAACTGGAGAGTGCCGCCGAACAAATCCGGAACAGCACGCTGGACCCGTACGAGGAGTATTAGTGATGGCGAAGTGGATGATGGGGGTTACTTGGAAAGGCCGCATTGAAGTTGAGGCGGAGAACGAGGACCAGGCGATCCTCGCGGCCGGCGAACAGATGACGCCGGGCGACTTCGATGAGTTCGACGCGGAAGTGATCGACGGGCCGGAAGACGAGGAGGAGTGATGGCTGAGGAGATAAAGCCAGAAGAGATCGCTGAGCATCGGGCCTTTCTGCAACTGCATGAAGCAGAGCTAGCTCGACTGCGGACGATCGAACGCACCTTTGCCTATGAGCGAGCTTGCGGAGCCATCGAGAGCTGCTGCTTACTCCACGCACATCCGGGGGGCTTCTGGCATGACTTGACCACCGCCGAAGCCGATATCGAAGATGAGGCGCTGTATCTGGAGTGGCGCGGGCTGATAGTCAAAAACCCGGAACATCCCTTATGGGTCGATTTTCTCAATGAATCGGAGGTGAAGCGGTGAGCTTCAAACGCTGGGAGGTGACGCGGTATGTCCTGGGCGGCCGGCCGTATCGCGTCCACGTGCCTCCGGCCGAGCTGGAGCTGCTGGAGGTCCGCTGCCTGGGGTTCTGTCGCGAGGCGCGCACGGCCGTCGAGGTGGAAGGGCTGCTGGCCCAGGGCACGGATTGCCCCCAGGAGCGCGTCCACGCCTTACAAATGACCCTGACTGCCGGATTGTTCCTCGGAGCGCGTACAGGGCGGCGTGGACGCCTGCTGGAGGCCGCCCACGAACAGGGCGCGCCCCTGATGTTCCAGACTACGGCGCTGGGGCTGGAGTGGTTAGAGTCGATGGATGTGAAAAAGGAGAATCAGGATGCCGAATGATGAAGAAATAATCGAACAACCTACGACGACGTTGCTAATTCGTCGAAGGGAACTGATGCCTGACGGAAGCCTCGGAGCTGTGTTCATCGGCGAATTCGCTGGCGATCGCACCAAAGACCTCCGTTTGACCTTCGCCCAGGCAATCACTTTGGCAAAAGGAATTCTTGCGGGGATAGGCGACGATGCCCAATGATCCGGGAAAATATATCGACGACGAGTTTGAGACGATGCGGGGAATGGCGGTCAAAGGGCCGAGAGACGAAAGCCTTGAAGCTGTCCTGAAGATGACTTTTATCGCCGGAATGAGCGCCGCGCTGAACTTCGACGGCGAGGATGTCGAGCTGGGACACGCCGCCTTATACGCCATAGAGGCTATCGGACGAAAATATGGCGGCCGCACCCTCTTTCCGATCAACTTGCCGATAGAGCAATGCGGAAAATGTCTCGGAACTGGCGAAATTTGCCTCTCTTCAACCAGCTACGCTCCATGCCCTGAATGCTCGAGCCGCCATGCCGATCAAACCGGAAAACAAGAGTAAGTATCCGAAGGATTGGGACGCGATCGCGAACCGCATCAAGTGGGAGCGCGCCCAGGGCCGATGCGAGATGCTGACGTTGGACGGCGAACGCTGCACCGCCAGGCACGGCAGTCGGCATCCGTGGACCGGCTCGATTGTGGTGCTTACCGTCGCGCACCTGAACCACGATGAGAGCGATTGCCGCGACGAGGTGCTTCGCGCGGCGTGCCAGTGCTGCCATAACCGCTACGATGTGCAGCACAGGCTGGCCACGCGGCAGCGACGTCAGCAGCGGGAGAAGCGCAAACAAAAGGAGCTGAAGTTCGCATGACAGATCAGGAAGCCATTGCCGAACAGAGAGCGCGTGAAGAGGGGCGATCCCGAGGGCGTGGCGCTCCCTTCCTGAATGGACTCGCGGGGATGAATGGCAAAGTCTGCGGACTGGATCCACCGATGCGCGGAGCCCAGCTGATCGAGTGGTGCCGATCCGAAGGAATCCCCGAGCATCTGATAGAGAGAGAATCACCATGAGCCCCTGCGTTGTGGTGGATATGCCGGGGGGCGGCCGCGCGATCGTGAAGCTCGCGCCGGGAGCGAAGTGCCAGTTTTGCCGGCTGCGCTCGCACACGAAGCTGTGCGATTTTCCGGATGGGCCGGGGAAGACATGCGATGCGAAGATGTGCGATCGCTGCGCGACGCGCGTGGGCAAAGACCTCGATCATTGCCCCCGCCACGCGCACGCCCAACCACCCCCGCAGAAGGAGCTGCTGTTCCCATGAGAGTTATTAAATTCATCTTCGTGTTTCTGTTCGTTATCGCCGTCCTCACCTTCGCCGGCTGGGCGGTTGGCAATCCGGGCGTCCCGGGTTTTCCGTCGAGCCCGATGAGCCACTGAGCAGCAGAAAGCCCCCAGCGGTGAGCTGAGGGCGTCTGGCAGCCGTTCCGCAGCGACTTGGCGATCAGATGCCGCGCCGATCCGGAGTGTGGTTGTTGAGGGCGGCGGTGATCCGCTTGGCCATGTTGTTCGAGACCGCGGTGCAGACCGCCTTTTCACGAAACATCACGCTGGTACCCTGAGCCACGAAGATCAGGCGCACCGGAAGATGCACGCCAGCCGCGCGGAAGACGGCGCGCCAGCTCTCACCAGCATAGCGATCGGCTGATTCCTGGCTGACAAGCATCCGCATCCCGTTATGGACGGGAACCGCATCCCAGCGGCCACCCAAAAAGTAGCGAGCGAGATCCCGCACCTGGTCCGGGCTGAGATCAGCTTCCATCGGAGGGCAGCCTTTCCAGCGCCGTATCCACGATGACCGTGGTGCGCCTTGCCTGTTCGACCTGGCCCGCGAAGAAGGTCGCGATAAGTATCTTCTTCAAAAGGTCCGGTTCGAGATGATAAACGCCGCCCAGCATGAACGGTGCGAGGTTGACGAGCCGCGTATCAGCGGCGGCGTTGGCTGTGGCCTCGGAGTTGGGATTAGTGGCCATCGGCGCCCTCCCGATCATATTCAACTTTGCAGTCTCCGCACATCCCATCGTTCTTTTGATATTCGTCTTGGGTAATTTCGGTGCGGCATTCGTCGCAGTCCCAGGTGAGCTGTTCGGTATCGAATTCGTAGTCAGCCACTTCGGCAACCTGAAAATCGTCCGAGGATTTTTCGCGCCCCAGTTTCGCGGCTTCGTCTTCGGCCTGACCTTCGCTGTCCGCTTCGACGTCGACCTCATAGGTGCTGCGGGCGATGAGAGTTACTTCCACTTTGAATTTAGCCATGATTCTCCTTTCTTTTTGTAAGTTAGAGATTCGTTTTGTCGGTGAACAGCGGGCACATATTAATGGCGATCATGGCGAGGGTGCCGATGATGGAAGGGATGCCGAGAATGAGGATGAGCAACATGCGATATGTCCTTTCGGTGCTGGGCCAAGCCCATGCGGTGAGAGCTGCGTTAGGGTTTGCGCTGCGAGTGCCGGCGGCGTGGAGCTGGGCGGTCCCTCGACAGCCAGAAGCAGTAGCCCAGGAAGGCGGCCGAGGTGAGAAGCGACGGAATCAGCCAGGCGAGCGTCCCGTAGAGTTTGGCGTAGTCAGTTGCCGTCATGCGATTGTTCCTTTCGGTGCTGGGCGATGCCCATGAGGTTGAGTGTTAGGCTTCTACGACTTCAGCTCCTGACGCGCAAACAATTCTCGCGTGGGCCGCGTTACCGTATGGGGCTGAGAGTAGGTGTCGGTTTGCCATTCGGCCTCAACGGAGGCGAGTGCTTCGCAGAGCCGCGCATACGCTTCATCAGCATTCGCCGCCTCAAAGGTGATCTCGACGTTATGAAAGGTGATTTCAATCGCCATACTGTAACTCCTCTGGGCGGATGACGCGCCGCCCGCGCGGTTGATGGTTCGCGGGTGCTTAGCGCACAAACAGCGGCGCATTTTCTTCGGTGAGTTGGACGGGCCGAGGCGGGAGCTGGCGGTGCGCCCAGCGCATCGCGCCGCCGCGCGTGGCATGGAAGGCCGTCGCGACGACGTCGCCGGTGCCTAAATCGTAGCCGTTGGGCGTGGTGCAGTTGATGAGGTACTGCGAATAGAAGCGGCCATCCATGCGGCGGATGATGACCTTGTAGGTGCCGCTGGCGAGTTCGATGGGCATGCGGTACGTCCTTTCGGTTCTGGGCTAGGCCCAAAGTGTGAGTTAACGGATTAATCAGATGGCTCTTGAGTTACCAGGGCAAGTGATGAATGAGGGCATCTCCCCAATATCTTTTTAGCGTTGTTGCAGTTGAAGCAGAGGCACTGTAGGTCCTCTGGAAATCCCATCCGAATAATGCGCCCGTACCAATTGACGCCCGTGATCCGCAATCCTCCGGCCGTTCTCAATCGGGGGTCGCGATAGGCGTCGTCGTTCATGTGGTCGATGGTAAGAAAAACGAGAGTTTTTCTGCGCAGCATGCGCACTTGCCACCATAGTGCTCGATGACAATTTTCTTTTTGCGCGCTCCGTCCTGTTGTCTCCAAGCCTTATATGCGGCGGGATTTCTAGGGTATTTATGTGCTTTCTGCCATGCGCGCCTCTTTACGAGATGAGCTCTGCAAACGACCTGCTCTGGCAGGCGAGGCTCTTGACACCAAATACATATTCCGGCGTCAAACCTGCGTTTCTTCCGGGCGATGACATTTTCGCGACTTAGGTTCATTGATTAAAAGCTCCATCGAGTATGATTTTTTGCGATGCGATGTGGTGCAGCTCTGCGGGCATCTCTTCCGCGATAGCCAGCGCAAGAGTCGTCTTGCCGATGCCCGGCTCACCCAAAAAGAGTAAGCCGCCTTTCGCGGGCGGATTGGATGCCAGCTTGGCGGCAATGCGGCGCGGTTTGTCAAGGCCGACAAACTCCGCGATGCGCTGGGGGCGGTACTTCTCAGTAAGGATGTCGGGGGATGAGGCGGGAACGGCGAAGAGAGTATCCATTGCGGTACGTCCTTTCGGTGCTGGGCGATGCCCACGTGATGACTACAGAGGCAACGGTACACCCAACTATGCCAGCGCATCAATGGTTAGTTTGCACATAGCGCAACAGTCGCAATCAGCTATCGAGCTATTCGAGCAACCGGCCAGATGCCCGCCAGATGGCCGCCAAGTGGGT